TTTATATATGCTTCCAAGTTATTCTTTTAATAATACAAGCTATACTACTTTTTGCAATATCAAATTGCTTAGCTAATTTTCTTTGACTCATCCCTTCATTACTTAATCTTCTAATATCTAATACATCTTCAGTTTTTAGTTTAGAAGAAAAATTATCTTCACCTCTTTTTGCTGAAGATATCATTTTTTGTTTTGTCTCTTCAGATACGTTTTTACCATACATATGGTTATTTTCACCTAATGCTTTTTGTGACATTTTAAGTTTAGTCTCTTCAGAATGTTTTTTACCTTTATGAAACTCAGATATTATTTTCCTATGACACTCTGATATTACCTTATTCTTATTGGGTTCCCCCATTTTTCTTCTAGCTTCTTCAGTATGCTTTAGACCTAAAACACCATCTCCACCTTTTGTTATATTACAAAGAGTACCTTTATCTTCCGTTCTTTTATAGATATCTATAAATTCTATTTCTTTTTCTTTTGCATAGTCATAACTGATATCATCAATAAGTATTTCAACTCTATAATCAGTTTTATCTACAATGGACAGCCAATGATTATTTCTATGGGTTTTAGAGTTAGCTCTTTGATATTTATCATCGCTACCTATACCAATATAGAATGGCTCATTTTTATCAAGTCGTATGTGTCTGTATAAATATGCCATTATTGAATCAATTCACTGTTGTGTCCCTTATTACTATATCTTGCAAATTTAATGCTTATTTTTGATTCTTTTTTCTCCGGCACATATAAGTGCTTCTGATTGGCCATAATAGCCAACCCTGAACTAATCGAGGCATCAAACTTAGTACGGTCATCGTAGTTAAATTTTGCCCAATCGTTTAGCGTCTTGTTAAATGGCATACTACCAATCTGATCTGAATCTCTGTACTCTCCTGTAGAATCGTAACCAACGTACTTCTCTATGTATCCCTCAATAGCTGACGCGTGAGACTGTCTAACGTCCTCAGATGAGTTAGGTATACCACCAAGTTCTTTCTCTGTCCTAGAGAGCTTAGATGAGTGCTTGTCGGGTCTGCTTAAACAAAATCCTCTGTAGCCTCTATTCTTAAAGTGATATAATAGCCTTGGCTTATTGTTCTCAATTAAGATTGGCATACCATAGAACACACACGCCATCAGTACCTCCTCAAAGAATATCTCTGCGGTCTGTGGCCTAGCTATGTACTCCAAGAAGAACTCATTTGTTGGAGCATCGTCCATGTGGAACTTAGTCAGTCCATGTAACGCACCGTTTGATCCACGCCCGTCTACTACAGCTGAGATATCGTAGGAGTCACATCCAAATGACCCTAGGTGCTCGTTAGCAGGGTACCTTATCCCACTCCTATCGGTTACTCTGTTCTGTAACCTTTGAGCAGGCAGCCAACTAACTAAGAACCTACCCTTAGGGTCAGGTGTCCATACAACCTTTGTATCCCTAATACCATCTCTCCAATGAAACGAGCCTCGTGTCAAGTAATGCTGTTCAATTAATGTATCGTTGTAGTCTACCTGTTGGTATATCTTTGTCAAGTTAAATAGTGATGACTTACTCTCATCCCTAAAAGCGTGTGACTCTGTGCGCGGGAACTGACGGTAAAACTCATTAAGTGCATCCGGATCGTTCTTTAACGAGTCAACCTCTGCCTCCCAATAGTCAATAGCACCGTTAGTTATCCACTGATTGTCTACACCCTTTATCTTATCTAGTGGTCTGCGTAATACAGGCATACCGTACCTGTCAATGAACCCCTCCATGTTCCACTCCATAGGAATGAACAATGCGTATAGTCCTGACTTGGTCTGACCATTGGCATTACGTGTAGTCACGCGAGAGTCCTCGTAAAGTTTCTTGTAGTTGTCTCCACCCTTGCTTAACGCATTTGATGTAGACCCCATCATACACTTACCAATAATCTTTGAACCCAAACGTAGACACGTCTTAGTTACACGCCAATTGTTTAGGATGTTATTCGGCTTTACCCATTTAGCACTATTCATACTAATAGTAAAGTCGCCAAGTATTAATTTTCTTTCATCATCATTTTCTCCATCTACCTGTATACCTACGTATTCGCCTTTATCAAAATATTCTACAGACACTTTATTTCTTCTACCTCTGCTAATAGGTTTATATCCTTCAAATGATTTCTTTTCAGTAATCAAAGGTATTCTTGATAATTCTCCTGAAATACTTATTCTATATGACTTAGTATTAAAATTTGTATTTTGTTCTTGAACGTTACTACAACTTAATCCACAAGATAATGCTAAAAATCTAATCTGCTCAATAAGATTTTTTCTACTCATGCCTATAGATATGATGTTTTTTTTCTTATCTGAATAACCATCAGATTCTATTAAACCCGCTAATAACTGAAGTCTTGTTTCAATAGATGACTGCATATACTGCATTGGTATATGCTTGTTGTTATATACATTTAATTTTCTTAGTTCAGAATTAATTCCTTCAAATCTAAACTCAATAATTTTATCTGAAGTACTTTTTATTAATTTAAATGGAATATTATAAATATCTGCAAACCTTCCTAAATATTGTAATATCTCAGGTTCTTCATATTTATTAACTAATATTGTTAATGAACTTTGTCTTCCATCACCAAGCCATAGGCCTAATAAATAAGGAGGTATACCATCAAACTTATCTGATGATTCAATTCCTTTTGAAGTAATTCTTGTTAAATGTTTTTTTCTGAATTTAGAACTATTAATATACTCTTTAGGATTCATTATAACCTCACCTTTATTGTACTCATTAAATACAAGTCTATGGTTTTTAGTAACTATATAATCTTCTCCATAAGGCTGTTTAACTATATACCTATCAGCTATTCCATTTGTTTTTTTCATAACTGTTTTCACAATTCCTCCCTCAACAATTACCTTATCTCCAATATTAATATCTTTTATCTCTCTAAAAGTAAAGTCACTCATTAATATTTTTGTATTTGGAGCATAACATTCGTCATGTGCCAAGAACAATAGTTTCTCACCATCGTATGAGTTCTCTTCTGTATTCTTCCAATCTATTGTTGTATCCAATCCTTGAATCTCGTTGTCATCAAGCTCGTGCATATTCTTCTTTGTAATCTTTGATGCCGGGATACGGTACGCAAGCTCTGTCTTAGGCTTGTCCATACCGTCCATGATTGGCTTGAAAAAGAAAGGAAGTCTGCTATTGATTGGAACTACCTTATCTGTAAACATCTTCTTAGCATCCGATCCTGTCTTGGATAGGATACCAACCCTTGCATCTTTTGCAAGTGTTCCTATGTTGACACACTCAGATGATGACATATAGGAGAACCCGGAACGTCTAATCTTTAAGTAGACCATCCCAAAGCTTCTGTTGTCTGCTCTACAGGCCTCCCAATATATAAAGAATATTCTATTTGCCTCTCGGTAATCGGGGTACCCAACATCAATACTAGACCATTGAAGGTACATATAGTGCGATCCTGTAATGTATGTTGGGACTCCTTTATTCATGAACCAACAACCTTGGTCCCTGTAATCAAACTCTCTCTCAATGTAGTCTACCCACCTGTTCTTAAACTCAGACGGCATATCATTCCAATGGAATATAGACTGTATCCTGCTTAGTTCCTTTGGTAGGTCTGTTCTCTCCCAATACTGATCGGGTGATGTCGTTCCTCTCTTAATGCACTCCTTTGGTGCAATTGGCAAACCAATGTTTAGTCCTGAGATATTTATAACCTGTCCAACCTGTCCTGTCTTAGATATGACAACCATGTCGTAGTCAGAGTTATACCCGTATACCCAAGTCCTACCGCCATTCTTGCGACTCATTACCTTGGAGGGAACGTGGTTCTCTACAACTCGGTATAGTCTATTTTCCTGCTCTACGTTCTGCAAACCCTTGTTTTGTATCTGTCTTTGAAGGACCATGCTCCATGATCTCAATGTTCTCTCTCTCCATCTCGATACGGCTAAGTATCTCGAATGCATCGAATATAGCTAATTTTTTTGTAGCAGCAGCGTTCTTTAATCTATCCGCGGCCAAATCGTCCTCAGAGTCAAGCTTAATAATCTGCTCCTTGGCTACCTTAATGAGTTGCTCAACAGCAAACTCACCTGCCTCGATGATCCTAAGCTTTATATCTTTTGTATTGCTCATAAGATAATTGTTATTTGATGGTCAAACATCCTGTACAGCTTCTCTCCATCCACAGTAAACTCGTACTCGCTATCCGGTTTAAAGCATACGTAGTCACCCGGCTTTACGCCTTGACTAATTAAGTAATCGTTTGGGTATACCATCTCCCCCATAAGTGGCTCCTCTGTAAATGGCTTCTTGATGTATGTCTCAATCGCGGGGATTGGACGAACAAAGCAGTACCTGTCGTAGGCCATCCATGTGTCGTTGTGCTTGTACATATAGAACTGCTCGGCATCTACAAAGAATATGTCATCACGAAAGAAGCTCTTGCTACTTTTCTGACGACCCTTCATGTCGTTATAGAACTTGAATACGTTGTGGTGGACGAGTAGGGTATCACCGATTGTGATAGGACCTTTATAGCCTAAGGGAGTCTCAACAACTTCAGCAAAACGATTGGAGAACTTATGGTCCTCCTCTGATGTACTAATGATAAGCTCTAATCCACCTATCTCTTTAGTATTGTCGTATCTTTTCCCCTTTATTGGCTTAGCAATAAAGTAGAATGGAGATTTCATTAAAAATTTATATTATATTCAATTGCAACGGGAATGGTATCGTTGAACTCTTTCCAAAGTACCACTTCCTCCTTTTCATTAATAATAAAGATCTTGATAGAATTAGTCGTAGCATCACGCTTGATTAAATGAATCTCATTTGAATCACCGCATACACGCTGCCCTACAAGGTAGTGCATTGCACCACCCTTATAGTCAGGACCAATTGATATCTTTCTAATTTCCATTAGGAAACTTTATTTACTGTTAAGATTACTGATGGAGTCTCAGGATGAAGTGCTGTTGCACCTGCATACGCCATATCAATAGCAGTTGATGTAGTTGCCCACATTAACTGTGCTTCTGCTCCTGCATCCATCTGAATAAAGAAGTTCCAAGCAGCTACTAATAAGCCTGCGTTAGCTTGAACTGATACAGATGTATTTGTGTAAACAACATTTACTCCGTTCTTTCTCAACCAAAAATCAACCGTCTCAGAAGATCCACCACTACCACGTCTTAATTGAGCTGAGAATGCAATGTTATATACACCTGCATTTGCTGTCTTAATAATAGTCTTATTACTAAATGCATCTAAAATTACAGACACACCATTTGTAGCACTACCAAAAACCCCGTTTAATTTAACAGGATATGCAGTATTTATAGCTGCAGCAGTCTGATTAGTTGTATCAAAGAAACTTCCGTAGTATAAAGAAGTTGCATACGTATTACTATCTACCGAACCATCAGCCTTTAAGAACTGAGATGATGTACCACCTAACTTAATAAATGAACTAGCTGTAATACTATTTGAACCTAAATCAACATCATCAATTGCTCCCGTGTAGGGAACAAATAATCCTGATGAAGCTCCAAGTTGAAATAGAGAGCTAATTGTAAAGTTCTTGGTTACATCCATGTCATTAACGTCTGTACCAATTAACTTATCTCCAAGCTGTGGATTTGATAATACTGTGTATGAACTAATTTTCATGTTTAATCGTTTTTCTCTGTTACTTCTCCTGTCTTAATGTTGATGACAGAGTTTTCACCGTACTTAACGATCAAGAGCTTTTCATTCTCTGCGAACGCCATCTTCAAGTGTTCAATTCTCTGTAACAACGCATACTTCTCTAGCTCAAGGTCTCCTAAAGAGATCTTAGCCTTAGTGAAGTCTGAATTCATTTGTTGGATCATGTCCAATTCTTCCTGTGATAACTTCTTAACGTCTGCCACAGTGTTGTGTTTTCCTTTTACTACTTTCATTTTATTTTATTTAATTTCTACAAAGATACAATTTATTAGATAATGATTTTTATTTAAAGAAGTATTCGTTAATACTCTTTTGATCTACGCCATAATTAAAGTGTACGAACCCACTCTTCCCTAGTTGGAAGTTAGTAGCAACCCAATTGCTTGATGGACTAAACGCAGGGTAGTTGTAGTACTTGAATACGTCAGAGCTTGACGAATCGAATAGATACAAGTGACTGTCACCCTTCTCAAAGATTATCTCGTATCCCTTGTTAAGTAAGTCCTTTGTATTTAGGTATCCTATAATCTTGTTGATCTGACCGTTGTCAATCTTCGGTCTAAAACCGAACTTTAAGTTGTGCGTGTCCTTACCGTGTGTTGTAACAAAGCAGTACTTGCCAACTATCTCATGGTCTATAAATAGCGTCTGATTGGTTACCGTTACGTTCTTTAGGTCTCTCTCGATGTACTTTTTAAAGAACTGATTGACGAAGTATGAGAAGTCACCGCTGTGGTTATCGTTGCATATATTACGCACGTATATCTTATCGTAGAATGGTGCTAGGTACGTTATTAGCATTGACTTAAACGTGAACCCTACATCAAACGCTTTTTGATTGCTCATGTTCTGAGGTAGTGAGTGACCACCGCGTGTAGTCTGACCGTTAAACCCGTCTAGGTAGTCACCTAGGTCAAGTAAGTAAAGTGTATTACTTTTTTGATTAGCTAACGTGTAAGATACCATCTTCTCCAAACGCTCGAATAGTATGTCCTCGTTCCACTCTGATGGATACAATGAACGTCCCTTGTCGCTTGAGTCCATTCCAATGTGTACATCTGTAAAGACTAGCTTATCGAATTCGCCTTCGTAAGTCTTCTTACCTATCTTCTCTATGTTTAGTTTGGGAGCACTTTCGAGTATCTTCTCGAAGTCTAGGTCTAGTTCTTTTCCGGACGCAAAGGATGGGTTTGCGAAGAATAGTGATGCGTCTTTTGTCTTAATCCAACCATGCTTAACATCGTTTTCATTAAGACCCATCTCATTTGACTTGTCTTTAATTGCTCTGTACTGCTTGATCAAGTCTAACTCCTGAGGATTAAGTCTAACCCTAGGAACGCCCTTGCTTACGATTGGACGGCCTATTTTTTTACCC